TTCACTGAAAAGCAGTAACGCTCAAGCTATCAGCGCCTTTTTCGGCATTCCGCTGGTACTGTTGAACATCGGTGGTGGTGCTGGTATGGCAACATTCTCTACCAACCAGCTGCAGCAGTTCTATAACGGCACTATTGCACCGATTGTGCGGCAGTATTCCAACGAACTGACCACGAAGCTGCTGACAGAGCGCCAGATGAACAAAGGATACCGTATGGATGATGCCAGCGATGTCTTTGACCGTCTGGACGCGCAGAGTAAAGCCACCGTGCTGTGTGCTTATAAGGGCGCAGGTATTTTGAGCGCCAATGAGGCAAGAACAAGTTTGCAGTATCCGACCAAAGCGGGCGGCGACGAACTGGTCACCGTCGGTACGGGTGGCACGCTTGGCGACAATGCCGGTAAAAATGGTGGCGGAGATACAACGGAGGAGGGTTAACAATGGTTTTCGACAAGTATGTGGAGCTTGAAATCAATGGCAAGGTGCACAAGATGTGCTACCCGGTCAAGATGGTGTTTGAAGCGGAACGGCATCTGACGGATGGCAATTTACTGGTACTGGTCAGTAAAGCGGCCAGCGGGGTACCGCCTACCGTCTACGACATGTTTGTTCTCATCAAATATGCGCTGATGGGTGGCGACCTGAAGCTGACCGAGGACGATGCGGAAGCGTTGTACCTGGATGCCATCAACGAGAAATCGCTGGTGGAAGTTTCCGGGCTTGCAATGGAAGCGCTGAAGAAATCCGGCGTGCTGGGCCAAGAAAAAAAAGCTCCGGCGGCTCCCAAGGCGTAAGTCCGGGGGAAAAGTCGTTCACGACTGCAGCCGCATTGCTTGAGGAACTGGAACCCATCGCTCTGGGTGAATTAAATCTGACGCCGGAACGGTTCGGCGGGTACACCATCATGGAGATAGACGCCATGTTTGAGGGGTATGTCCGCCGGCAGGAACGGCTGGAGGACTTATTCATTATAAATTGCGCCCTGCCGACCTACCGTGGCGCATACGGACGGAAGGCGCCCAGCTACAAACGGCTGACGGCCCACCGGAAGAGGCACAACAGGGTTGGCGGTATTGATGAGGACACCCGGCAATATTGGCGCAAAATCCTTGAAGGAGGTAAAGCCCATGCTCAAGAGTGTGGAACTGAAGCGGGAAATTGACGAATTGACCGCTTCCATTAATGGCAAAATCAGCAACCAGCTTGAAGTTACGGCTGACGAGCGCGAACAGCTTCAGGCCCTCATGGATGAGTACAAATCTGTTAAATCTGCGGAAGATTCCGCCAAAAACATTGTAAAAGGAGAAAAAACTATGGACAATGCAAAATTTAAAGCCGCTCTGAAATCCTTCCTGTGTGGCAAAAATGACGAACTGGTAAAAGAATACTTTGACACTGCTGCCGGCAACAACGGTGCTGTTACCGCTGATGGCGGCGCTCTGGTTCCTTCCGAACTGCTGGGCCTCGCTGAAAACAACGGCGTAGCCGCTGACCTGCGTAACATCTGCACCGTTATCCCGGTAAGCACCCGCACCGGTTCCGTACCGACCATTGACTACGGCCAGACCATGGTGCTGACCGCTTTCGACGAAAACAACGCTATCACCGAAAAGAAAGCAGCGTTCGCTTCCGTACCGTTCACCCTGGCTTCCAAGGGCGCTATCGTTCCGGTTTCCCGTGAACTGCTGTGGGACGCCAACGCCGATGTTCTGTCCGTTGTCGGCAAACTGTTCGGCAAAGTTTACATGAACACTGTTAACGGTGCCGTACTGACCGCTGCCACCACCGGCCTGACCGCTGTTACCGCTGCCACTGCTGAAGCTGCCATCGACAAAGTCAAGGCTGCCGTTATCGGCCTGCCGTTGCAGAACTCCGGCAAAGCCTCCGTTGTTATGAACCAGGCAACCTATGCAAAACTGGCTCTAGCAAAAGATGGCGATGACCGCTACCTGCTGGCCCGCGATGCCAACAACGCAACGATCCCCATGTTTGAAGGCGCACCGGTTATCGTTTGCGAAGCTGTTGACCTGGCTAACGACACCATCGTTGTCGGCGATTTCAGCGCTATCTACCACATCGAGAACCCTGGCCTGGAAATTATGTCCAGCGAAGAAGCCGGCTTTGCGAAGAACAGCGTACTGGTTCGCATCATCGCCCGCTTCGCCGACATCAACACCTACGCTGGCGCATTCGCCAAAATTACCATCAGCGCATCCTGATAAGAGGTTAAATCATGTTCCACAGGAATCCCGGAAGGTTCCGGCACAAAATTACATTACTACGCCCATCTGCTCCGGTGCGTGACGAGCTGGGTGGTATCGCTGCCACGACATATGAAGCCGCGCTGACATTGTTCGCCATGGTCGAGCAGAAAAGCCAGACAAGGCAACAGTTCATCGGCGACTATGTGACCAGCGACACCCGGTACTTTGTTGTGCGGGACATCCGGAGCCTGTGCCCTGGCATTGATACAAGCTGGCGGCTGGTATATAAGGACTACACTTACCTGATCAACGAACTGACGCTGGTCAATGAGAGTAGTCCTTTTTATATCCAGATCACCGCAACGGCTGTCAACGGAGGTGGGGGAATCATATGATCTACAAGGTTCCGTTTGTTGCGATCAGCAAGGCGGTGTACGCCGTACTGTCCGATACCAATAACAATATTGGGCTGGAATGGTTCGACAGTGCCGTCCCCATCAATGAAATTGAGGACTATTTCAAGAGCCAGGCTGAATTTGCGTATGGCATCTTCGGCGCGGCTGACGCTGACTGCACGCCGAACAAAACGGCGGCGGTATGGGACAGCACGCTGCAGCTGGAGATCTACTCCAACTACAAAGGCCGCAAGGTCATCGCCCAGAAGCTGGAGGCGGTGCTGAACTACTTAAGTAGTGACGAAGGCACGGCGGCTGTGCAGGCCGCGCTCAACGCCGAGGGGTATGCGCTCGTCAGTATGACGGTGGGCGTGCTCCGGATCAGCCTGCCGATATACTCCGACAGCGGGGTATGGCAGAGCGGCAGCACCAACATCAGTTTTCGGGTGAATCAATTAAGTTAAATGAGGTGAAAATATGGCTGTAACTATTTCCGCAGCGAAGTATCCTGAATACTCCGCTGGCACTGGCATTTCCGGTAAACGGCTGGTAATGTATCTGAACTATGGTACCGACGCTACCGCCGTTTCCCCGGTATGGGCTCTGGTAGGTGGCGTAACCAGCAACTCCCTGTCCTTTTCTGCCGAGGCTTCCAGCCAGCAGACCAAGGAGAGCGGGATGTGGCCGAACGCTGCTATCACCAGCAAATCCTATGAAGTATCTGCGGAGATCATCATGCTCCGTGACAATGAAGCGCAGGAAGCTATCGAGCAGTTTATGATCAACGACGCAATCAGTAACGCAAAGAAACTGCTGAATATTGCCATCGTGGATCTGGACAGTTTGGAATATTACGACCTGACGGTCGCTCCGACTGCGTGGGAAATTACTGCCGAATCCGAGGACATGATCACCAAGTCCCTGACGGCAACCGGTTCCGGCGCCCCGGCAAAGAAGACCGGGTTCGTGGTACCGGCATAATTTATGGTGAGGAACGGGGTACTGTAACGGTGCCCCGTTTTATTTGCATATGACGCTGGAAGAACTGAATCGCAAGATACAAGACTATATTGACCATGGTTATTATCAGGATGTGGCTGCGGCGGCAAGGGAAGCGCAGAAGGCGACCCGTGATTATATCGCAAGGACACATCCGAAGACGGCATTCGGTGGCAAGAGTCTGGGTGGCGGGCAGATTGTCATGGGCAAGTATGACGTCCATGCCGACAGCATCCTGACCAACGTATACGCCAACTACTTTAGCCGATGGTACAACACCGGCGCATTCGGACGCATCATCAGAGGCCGTGGGCCGAGGCGAGGGCAGAGAGGCCCGGAGTACCCGTCCCGTGGCGATTACTTTGGAAACAACAAAGCTGCTATCGAGGATTATTTCCGGCAGCAGCTTGAGGAATATTTAGAGAAGCATATCAGCTTATAAGGTGGTGAGACAGTGGCTGACGCAAAGATAACACTGACCACAGAGGCCAAGAACGAGGGCCTCGAGAAACTTAACAAAGCATTGGCGGACGGCCAGCAGTCTGTTGCCGAGATGACCCGCGAGCTGAACAACATGCGGAAGGCTACCAAGGAAGGCACGGAGGCCACCAAGGAACAGCGGGACGCAATGGTTGAGCTGCGGAAGTCCATCAACGAACAGAAGGCCGCCAACAAGGCATACGCAACGGATATCGGAAAAACCACAGCGGAGATTAAAAAATCCGTCAAGGCGATGGCCGACGGCGACAAGGGCGCCAGAGGATTGGCAAGCGCGTTCAAGATGACCGAAGGGTTTACCACGGCGTTCAGTGTGGCGCTGGGCGGTCTGGTTGCCACGGTTGCCACCGGTGTGGTTTCTGCGCTGGGCAATATGGCAAGTCAGGTGGTATCCCTTGGCGCACAGATGCAACAGAGTGTGGCGCAGCTGGCGGCGATGACAAACGGCGTGGCGATGGCGACAGAAGCGTACCGCGCGCTGAACGATGTGTACCGCAACACCAACTTTGATGAGCAGGCCGTCATGAACATGGGCACCCAGCTGATGCGCATGGGCTATTCCGCCCAGAGTGCGGCAGGGCTCATCCAGTTGTGCGCTGATGCGGCTGCAGGGCTTGGTACCGGACAGCAGGGCGCACAGCAGCTGGTGGATGCTATCAGCCGGATGCAGGCGGTCGGCGAACTGACCAGTCGGCAGATGCAGCAGCTGGCGATGGCGGGCGTCAACATGGATGCCGCGTTCAAGTCGCTGGGCATGACCGGCGACCAAGCGATGAAAGCCATCGAGAACGGCACGCTGGATTCCCAGAAGGCCATCGGCGCACTGAC